TTTCCTTTATTTTTAGCGTGATGAAAAACTGTAATTCCACAAATACCACAATTATTTATTGATCTTAATCTTTTAAGTTCTTCTATAGTAATAGCATATTTCGTTATAAACTTATAACAAGTTGTACAGATTGTGGAGTTGAAGTAGATATGTCTTGTTTTATTGCACGATTGACATTGACCAATATTACCCTTGCTCATTCTACATAGTTTACAAAAATTATGCTTTCTTGATTTGAAAATAGTTCCACATTCACAAGCCTTTAGCTTAAGTTTACAATAATCACAAAATTTTCTAGAATTTTGAGGTACTTCATTTAATTTACATTTTCTGCATTTTCTCATTATTATCACCAACTCTTACAGGCCCAATATCGACTTTTCCACTTGGGCCCTGGACTATCACATCTCATTCTAGCTCTAAAGCTTTTTCTTCTTGCGGGAATATCTTTTTTGATTTCCATGTTTGGGTCACCAAATCGTACAATAACAACTTTTCCGCTCTCGTTCTTGACATAAACAGCAAATTTTTTAGGACCATCAGGAGTTCTAAAAGGTTTATTAAGTGTTACTTTTCTCCCGCCATGCTCTGCGGCTAATGTCCTCTCATCTTCTTCATAAATAATATCAGCCTCTATCTCCCAAACAAATTCGTCCCATTCGTCATTCCAAGAACAATTAGATGCTAATAGACTATCATGTACTTGCTCAATAAGAGACGCTTTATTATTTTGACCTGTTTGAGAGAGACAAACAGCTATCCTTTGTTTAGAGTCAGGATAGTCTTTTTTCATTGATGCGTTACCCATACAACGAGCAACAAAAATATTTTTATCTTCATTTGGTTTTCTGGATGGTATAGGCATTATAATCTTTCCTCAAATAAATTATGATAAATAATATTAGCCGTATTAGCCCAAGTTAATTGTCTGGCTGTTTGTAGACCAGCTTCATTTGTACTAATATGATTATTATACACGAATCGCATATGCTCAACGATTTGTTCCATTTGATTATCTCCTAATTCAGCCCATTTTCCGTAACCATCAAAAAATTTATCATCTACTGCGTCTATTAAACTATCTATATTAATTAGATAACTATTCTCTTTTGTCAAATATTGAGTGTGGGCCGAATAGTTTGTGGCAATAATCGGCTTATTCATAGCCATAACTTCTGGTATCTCATTATTCCATCCTTCTGCTCTGGCTGGAAAAATTCCACAGTCACACATATGAATTAATCTGGCCACATCTTGATGTTTCGGTAATCTGGATAATATTATTATTTTGTCTTTTAAGGGACTATTTTTATATAAATTAATCCATGACATATTTTGTTCTTTAGTTAAAAATGGATTATCATTTAGCATCCATAGCTCTACTTTGTCTTCCTTTGTAAAAGCATTATTAAAAGCCTCCACTAAAAAATCATGTCCTTTTCTAACTTCCCACTTACCTATATTTAAAAAAACATAATTATCATTAGGTTTTTTGACATCTTTCATAATTTCAGAATCGGGATTAAACACATCCAGGTCTACGCCCAATGGAGAAACAGCTATATTTGTTGTTATATTATTATCTAGTAGTACTTGCTTTGCCCACTCAGAAGCAACAAACACAATATCTGTCATATTGGTCATATGAATTTCTATAGGTTTTAATTTATCAATCTCAAAGAATGTCAGTGCTCCGTACTTACCCTTACCTATTCTAGTAGCTAAATCAAATTGATGCCATATTTTTAGAAATATACTATTTGGATCATATTTTTCTTGTTTATTAATATCTATAATACAATTTTTTTGATCTTCTTCCGTATCTACAGAGATCCCTCTCATTGGAAATAGTGTAAGATCTAATCTTTTTCGTAGTTCTTTATAAATATTGTATGATGTAACACCATACCCTGTTAATCCCATTGGACACATCAAATTAAGTTTTTGCATTATCGTAGATCCTATTATGTGTATTATTGACTAAAACAAATGTTGTTTTTTTACCAAAGTCTTTAATTTTATTTGCTCCAATATATGTACAAGCACTTCTTATACCACCAAATATGTCTTGTAAAGTATCTTCTGCTATACCTTTATAGGGAACAGTAACGGTTTTACCTTCTGCTGTTCTATATTTTGCTATTCCGTTATGATGCTTATCCATAGCGTCTTTACTACTCATACCATAATATTGTAATGATACTTTGCGTTTTTCACATGGGAAAGCATACTTTGGATCTATAGGTTGCCAAAACCCTTGTCCTGTAAGATATTCATATTTCCATTCTCCTTCGCATTCATCACAACCAGCAAACATACTACCTAGCATCACAAAGTCACTATTTCCGCCAAAAGCCTTACAAACATCTCCGACTACTTTACATCCACCATCACTACAAATACGACTACCAAGACCATGAGCAGCGTCCGCACACTCCATTACAGCGCTCAATTGGGGGTATCCCACTCCAGTTTTTAATCTAGTAGTACAAACACTGCCAGACCCTATACCAATCTTAACTATATCTACCTGACCATGAATAATCAATTCTTCTGTCATTTCTGGAGTTACTACATTTCCGGCCATAATAATAGAATCCGGAAATAAATTACGAAGTCTATATGCTGTTTTAACGAATTGTTCAGTGTAGCCGTTAGCAACATCCAAACAAATATTTGGAGTTTCAAACTTAAGACTTTTTATTAGATTGAATACATCAATAGCTTTCATAATATCTTTTTCGCTTGTTCCAATAGAATAAAAGGTAAGATTTTTATTAAGTATATTAGAGTCTGTATAAAATGAGACATATTCATTTTCTTTATAGTGCTTATGTAAACAGGTTATTGCCCCTCTTTTCCCTGTTTCTTTAGCCATTTGTATAGTGCCAGTAGTATCCATATTGGCCACCATAATTGGAATGCATGTTAATCGTCTTGGAGAATACTTAAAATTAAAAATTCTTGAGATACATACTTCTGACCTACTCTTTAATATTGATCTTTTAGGTCTAATTAATACATCATCAAAATCTAACTTAGTATCATTAATAATTTTTTGCATGTTATTCTTTCAAGTATTTATCTGTGGAATATTTGTTTGTCTCGTTAAATCCTTTTTCATCCACATATATTGTGGGTCCTAGTAATATCCCCTTTCCGTTCATATCATGTATAAATTTTTTAATAGCCTCATCAATATTTTGAGAGGAAATAATGTACTTAAGATTTCCACAAATAATATAGTATTTACTCATATTTAAACATTAAAGAAATACCATCTCTTATAATGCTCAAAGTTCTCCGCAGAGTCTATATGTGTAAGATAGTCTTTGATTTCTTGCCAAGAAGAAAAAATCATCTGATGAGGGAAAGTACCAAATAACCAGTCTGGGGTATGTTTTTTACCTTGTTCCATGTGAATAATAATGGGCTTTTTTTGTCTATTTGCCCAAAATATTTCTTCTAAAGTTCCACATGGATGAGTGGTAATATCTAGATTGACTATGAGAAAATCACTAATATCTACTAATCTAAGATCAACGCGACGAATAGTTTTCATCATTTCTGCTAATTCATCATATCTCTCCATGCTTTTCAATTTAGTCTTAATCGTATGAGAGTCTCTATCTTCCATTCCGGTTGTTGTAGGTTTAGTTATTGGATTAAACACTATAATGCCCATTTCTTCTAGAAAAGGAGTAATGTTATCTCTCCAGGTTGCTCCTCTATCGGGCACCCTATCCATAGCTCCTGCTAAATAGACTCTTTGATGATTTAGTCTGTTCATATTTCTTTCATAAATCCTATTTGGTTTAAAACTGATCTCATTGTTTTTGCTCTGTCTGTAAACATTGTTGCATGAAAAAATCTAGAATCTTTTGGGATTTTTCTATGATCATGAATATGCGGATTCCATCTATAGTCTAGTTGTGTCCACGGAATTGTAAATTTATCTGGCAATAATATATTATTTGTTGAAGCATCAATACCTAGTAGATGGAGCATAGCGTTTTGTTCCCACCATCCATCGCTTCGTGCTAGGTTATTATACTGCCATAGTTGATCGAACCAACTCAAACATTTTTTGTCTAGTAGCCATACGCCACAGTTAGGAACACTACCTATAGGAACTTCATGAACAACCATACCAACATGAGAATCTGTCTCTAAATCATCGAATATATCTTTATCGAAATGACAAATAATAACATCTGAATCAATCCATAACACTCTATCGTATGTGTTAAAAAGTTGAGTAATAAGTTCTATTTTCCACCAAGAAGGTTCTCTTTCTTTTGTGATCTCAGAAAAAAATTCTAAAGATGGAATAAATAGATCATAGTTATGTTTATTGGCATAAAGACTAAATGTAGGAGCGGCTAAAGACATCAGCTCTACATGACTACCAAAACCAAATGATGTTAAGACTTTTTTCATTTTGATTTCGGTACATATACAAAAACATTAATGCCAGACCATATATCCGTAATTAAGTTCGATACAAAAGACCAGTCTCCACCAGCTAAACCACAACCAAACTTTGGACAATGTATTTCTATTTTGTCGTGTTCTGTCAAAGATAATTCATTCACAAAATTTCTCACCGATACCATACAATTAACCAATGCTTCATAATTTAATGGTCTAGGATTACTTATTTTATTAATGGTTTTATTTTGTGCTATCATATTTGCAACAATTAAATTTCTACGATACTGTTTGTCCACTCTAGTTGATACAAACTGCACATGGCCTAGTTTGGCTTTTTTCCCCAATAGATGAAAATTTTCTTTCACAACGGGGTATTCGGATCCTACGGCAGAAGCAAAACCAGCACCAAACAGATTAATGTTATTACATACATGAGGGATAATCACTGTAGCCCCTAAATGTCCTGCGAAAACCCTTTGTTCGACAATGTCAAAAATATTATCGTCTGAAATCGCAATATTACCATGTTTTTTATTATATTGTATCATTGTATCACCATTTATCCTTCGGACACTTTTGGTCTTTCCAAGCCAATTTATTCATAAAAATATTTTTATCATTTACATTACATCCACAAAACAAACACTGTTGTTCTTTGCTATCAAATAATTCACAAGAGACACATATCTTATATCTTTCATCTATTAGTTTTTGTCCACTCTTTGGCATCCCTGAGTATATATGTCTAGATAGAGATTTAAGAAATGATATTACTTTATTTTTAAAACTTAGCATTTTTCTGTTTCTTTGATAGGAATAATATTATTGTTAATATCTAAAATATAAATAGGAGATTCTTTAACTATAGAATCATCTTTAAACCATCTAGATGAACCATCTTTAAGAGAATATGCTAGTCTATGGTCTTTCTTAAAATCCGTTGTCAACAGATACATCAATTCATTGTGCATGAATGTTGATCCATGTTTTAATTCCTCAATATAATGCATTTTAATCCTTGTTATCCCAATCTTCCCATAATTCTTCTTCGTGCAAATGTTGTTTTTTTTGCTTAAAAGCTTTTCTGGATTTTGATAAAAATTTTTCTTCTTCGGAAAAAAATACTGGCTTTTTTTGCTTATCGAAAAAACTTTTCTTTCGATTTTCTTTTCTGTCTTTATTATCTGGATCGGTCATTTGAAATCTCTTGCTTACTCCTTATGTTAACGAAAAATTAAAATTTGTCAAGTGGTTTTATTAACTTGACAGTTGCACATAACTCAACTATGTATTATGCAGGTCGGTGGGTATAATATATGTTATTCAAGATCCTTGATTACTTCTTTAATCCAGTCTAAGTGATCGCTGATTCTTGTATGTCCGCTTTGATGCCCATAACGAGAGTCAGGACTCTTACCTGTTGTCATAACACAAGAATGAATTCCTGCAAGTTTGTTCCCTATAAAAAGACCTCCTCCACTATCCCCAGAAGCAATCAAAAATTCTAGAGAGGTTTTCTTGCCGGGTCCAGATGGTGAGCAGACTATCAATCCTCTATCAATTTTATCTATATAATTAGATCCTGCTCTTTTTTTACTATCTGAGATTTTAGCACCAGTAATAAAAGTACCCGTGATGCCAAAACCACTCATTGTACATAATTTATTAGTCTCGTCTTTATCTTCGTATAATTCTGGATAAAAATTAAGATCAATATTTTCAGCTAATAATCCTATAGCAATATCGTTATAGCCAAAAACATTATCTTTAAAATCATTATGATAAATAATTTTCTGAATATGAATTTTTTTATCAGCTATGGTAATAGAACAAGACTCACACTCCTTGACAACATGCGCTGCTGTTAATATAATTCTGGGTTGGACAACTACTCCAGAAGCACAAAAAGAAGTTCCATCCTTGTATTTACCACATATCATTCCTACATAATCAAATTTTTTACCAAATTCAACATAATGAGAATCCGGAATATTTGGGTCTATAGTACCAGCAAAAGAAATACAGAACAAAAAGATTAGAGTAGTAAAACCTAATACTTTTATAATACTCTGCATAGCACACCTCTACATTTATAAAGTTTGTTTAACCTTATTAATATACACCCGACTATAATTAGTTATGTCTTTATTATAGTACTTTAGATGCTATTAGGCAGCCTTTTGATACAGCGTGTAGTGGGTCTCCAGCATGACGAACTACTTTTAATGATAAAGGAAAACTATTCTCTTCAAGTTTTTTAGTAAAAATATCTATATATCCTTTTGCCTGAGAAGTTCCCCCAGCCACAACAACAGTTAATGGATCCTTAAATTTTGGTAAAGATTTATGATTCTTTAAAGCCATGCTTAGTTGCTTGGTGGTATAATCTATCAGCCTATCGTAGTATGCAGATACAGCAGCTAAAACAGGATTTTCTACTGGTTGACCAATAATAAAATCACCACCCTCTTTCTCTGCCTGAACAACACTATCCGGTTCACCAGTTGCTACAGCACTCATTCTATCGATCCAATCTCCAGACTTTGTGGTACTAAAGACCACTGTTGGCTCACCATTAAGCATCACGCAAACATTGGTCATTCCTGCGCCACAGCTAATAGCAATACCAGTATAATCTTCACTCTCTAATTCAGCATAACAAAGAGCTTCTGCTTCATTAATTGCTCTAGCTTCATAGCCACATTCAGCTAAAATAGTCTTTACAACATCTTCATGATAACCAACATCAAAATCTTCATCTTCTTGATCTACTGGTTGTGCTGGTACACAAAATACTAATTTCTCGCCGGGTTCAGATGCTTGTCCGACTACTTCCTTTAAAATAAAAGCCAATATTCTTTTAGCATCTTTTTCTTTGGAAGATACTACTCCCTTGTACATTGGTCTTTTAGCGGTGTCATTACGTTCGATGGCTTTCTCTATAGCGTCCTTCCCAAGGAGAATAAATGAGTTATCAGCGTCTTTAATAAAGACTTTGCCCGTCAACCCCTTTTCAATCATTTTAGTTGCTACGGGCGTTGTGGGCTTGATGATATAAAAAGCATCTCTAAAATCCTTATATTCTACTTTACCATTATTATTTTCGCTAGAAAGTACAATATAACTAGTTCCTACATCCAATCCCTTTGACATTTTTTACCCCTTCATATTTTTGAGTTTATTAATTGATGACTCAATATTCTCTTCGGATTCTTTTTTGTCTCCAAGAGACGAGTATTTCTTTTCTAAGCCTGTAGTTTTAATATCTATCACATATTTAGTATCGTTAATACTAATTTTATCCTCTTTCTTTTCTTGGTCTTTCTCAAAAAAAGACTTCGGCTTAATTCTATATACACCCTTTTCGGTATTAATTCTACCTAGAATATAACCAATTAATGTGCCAAATGCACATAGAATAACTAAAACTATTACTAGCAGTGATGTCTGATCTATATTTATATTCATTCAATCTTGCCTATAACACGACCTTTTTGAGTTCTATGAACAAAACCTTTTCTCATTAGATATGGTTCTATACTATTTTCTATGGTTTCTATAGCAATTCCAGTTAATGAAGAAATTGATTTTAGGCCCAGAGGAGTCATCCTGGACTTCTCCAACACACCAATATACAATCTATCATACACATCCAGACCATATTTATCTATACCTTGAATATTGAAAATATCGTCAACAGAAACATCATTATTATGACAAGATTTATAATTTTTGTACCATTGAAGTCTTGCATTAAGAATACGAGGGGTTCCTTTGCTTCTTTTTGCAATTTCCAAGAGGTCTGCATCGTCTATGACTATCTCTAATTTTTCAGAATTCAATCTTGCTAGTTTAGCAAGATCATTATCGCTATAAAATGATAGATGTTCTTTGATAGTAAATCTGTCGTAGAATGGCTGACTTAAACTACCTCCGCTTGTTGTTGCTCCCACAAGAGTAAACATAGGAATATCAATAGTCTGTGGCTCATTCTCTACTGTAATACTCAGTACAAAATCTTCCATCACCGGATACAAAAATTCTTCCACAAGCTTAGGAAGTCTGTGTATTTCGTCAATAAACAGAACCGAGCGAGGAGCAATCCCCATTAAATATGGGAGGATATTCTTAGGGCTTCGCAGATTTGCGGCATTTGCCGTATACAGATTAACATTAAGTTCCGTAGCGATAGCACTTGCTATGGTGGTCTTTCCAAGGCCAGGAGGGCCGTCTATTAAAACATGAGGCATCACAGCGCCCGCGTTTTTACAACCGACCACAGACACTCTTAGACGCTCTATAACAGAGTTCTGACCAACGATGTCATCAAACTTAGAAGGCCGGATTACGTTCCTCGTCATTATTATTTTCTCCCAAAGATTCCAAGGTTTGTTTAATTAGCAATATACAATCATTAACAGGATTTTGTCTAAAACTATTCCTGAGCAATTGTTCTGACTCTGACTTAGTAAAACCATAGTCAACCAATGTTATAACACACTTATTCAATACGTCAACCGAAATATCTTCTTTTGGTGCTTTTATAGTAGATAGGCTAACAAAATGTTTCCCCTCGTCTACTGCTATTTTTTTCTGTTTATTCGGTATTTGATATACAATCTTTAGGCGAAGTATTTGTTTTGGCTTAAAGATAAAACCACAATCACATACCACCTTAAAGTTTTTTGTTTGTGTTTCCTTGAGAGATAACCAGTGAGTATAACCACATCTAGGATTTTTGCACAAATATCTGAAATGAGCATCGTATTCAGTCGGTTTCTGGTTTATCATAGTATTTTAAATGGTCTGGTACATAAAAGAGGAAATCGTTTGATTCACTATCATAAGCTGTTTCTATCAATCCCTTATTAACTAGTACTTGCAAGAGATTACTAACCATTCTTTCGTTAAAAGAATTTATCATATCGGTAAATGTTTTATCCGAAATTATATATCTAGTAGCATTTGTTTTTTTATTAACTTGCTTACGAACTATAGATTTTGCTATGATCTCACATTCATTATAAGAAAGTATCTTATCTATTTCTGTTTGTTCATCGACTGTTAATTCAGTGTATGTTCTATTGTCATCTTCTTCTGATTTTGATCCGAAACTATTAAACACTAATAGTCTTGAGGTATCAATAAACTCTTCAAAATCACTAATAATATACCAGTCTGACATAGTTGTTCCTTTAGTTTAAGATATCAAACAAACCCCTATAATATATAGGCTGTTGTAAAAAATGTTTAGCGTTTGCTTCTAAATGCTTTCTATAACTAATATTTATAGAGTCTACTATAAAATATTTATTTTTCCATACTGCTTGACCAGCATAGTTACTCCCCAAATACTGAAAGGTATTACCCTTTTCAGTATTGGAGATATAACTATTCACAGGAATCGACTTCGATGGAAAACCATAAGCATACCACACATTTGGTGAAATCTCAACAGCTTCATTTAACGCATCATATAGCCATTTACCCCAAGCATCCCACGCTTCAGGATCAAACTTGAAATAATGTTTATGCTGACTCTCTAAATTGTCCTGACTATCATCGTCATAGTAGTTGTCATTTTCATAATCTTCGTGCATATTTCACCCGATACAAAACTTGTCACTAATCTGATTTGCCAAGTCTCTGGCAGCACCAGAAAGAAATCGGTTGTTACTGAAATACAACGCTGTAGACGCTTGGTTGAGGTACTCGACCACCGTTTTTAAAAGTTTGGCCTGTGACTCACTCAAATCTAAACCGCTATTGCCAGCATGAGAAGGTAGTGTTGGCGACGGATCACCATAAGTCTTCTCATAATTATTGCCAAAAGACTTATTGCACTTATAATCAACATACTTATTAGGATCTTCTTTATTAATGCTATAAGTCTTACCAAAGTCTCCCCACGCATTATCTTTAGTATTCTTTTGACAACAACTATCAGAGACACTATTAGTATAGACTGTTTTTTGACTATTAAGTTCATTCAGAATCTTTGTGGCAGCATCAAAACTTACTGGAAGTCCATTATTATCAGACTTCTTATAAGTTTCACGCCACTTATCAAACCAAGCATCACTAGTAGCATTAGGAACAATATTTACTGTTGCTGGTTGACCAGTTAATGCAGCTATTAAATCTTGAACATTAACGATCTGACCAGTTGAACCTTGAAGAACAGTAGAGTAGTAAGAAGCTTTCTTCTCCCAGCACTTACGCCACCAAGTATAAGGAACTCGATAAATCTGATTAGTCTTGATGGCTCGTGCATCTCCTCCAAAGTAATTTACCAACTTCTTCTGAAGACCATTCCAATTTTGTTTATTGATGTGTCTGCTATTTTTATCCAAAATCCAATAAACCTGATAACCATTACGGGTATCAACAACCCAACTAGGAGTTACCGAAAAACTATTGATCTTATCAAGAGTAGCCTGCTTAAACCTCATAACCTCTTTTGAGGAAAGATAGTTACCAGTAGAATCTCGCCCAGCATCAATATCAACAAAGCAGGAGCGGAACTCATTAATAGCATATTGCTTTCGTCCACCGTTCACATAAAAGTAAACATCTGAACTATTATTTAGATTAGCATGAACCGCTAGAGTTAGATCAGCAGTATGAGACATAGTACTGATTTTTTTACGAGGATCTCCATTGTAACAATAAATATTTTGCTCGCCACCAAAAGAGTGGATAAACTTTCCTCTCATTTCGCAGTCCCGTTGATTAAAAGCTTGATTAGTTTTATTATCGTAGGGATTAAAACCAAGTTCCATCTTAAACATATTTCACCATTAATTTTAATAATCTCAAACCATATCGGGATAGTAACCTTTACTATCATTAGCGATATAAAATAGCGGGAGGGAATCGAACCCTCTCAAATAGCGTTTGTTGAGTTTCCCAACTAGAGGCTATTATCTTAGTCACCAGACTCCACTAATTCTTTTAATCAACCAGGATACGAATTGTCGTAATCATCCTCGTCCTCAAAATCCTCATCTTCATCTTCATCTTCAAACTGATCCCAATAGCTTTCATCATAATCATTCAGATAATCGTCCTCATCGTCTTCGTAATCATCTTGACCAAAATCAGCCTTATAAAGAGGCTTGAGCAATTCGCCCTCATATTCACCAACTACTTCGTAGTAACAAGTGCGAAGCTTTTCAAAGTTGCAATCACTAGGAACAGTAACAACATCCTTGGGATTAATCTTGACGATCACAATTCGATCTCCACTCTCAAGACTGCCATAACCAGCAACATAATTCAATGCTCCAGCATGAAGTCCGTCTGAACAACCACGACTACGATCATCATCTACCTTTGCTCTCTTCATTTGGCAGACCTTGCCGACACTATTATCAAAAACTCCCCTATACTTATCCTTAAAGTCTGAACGAACAGCCTTATAAGCAAGGAAGAAACCATC